GCAACTTCTGCGCTTTCGCTATAGTGTAGTCGGCTACGCTAGTCTTATTTTTGGGGTTTTCGATATTACGCGCAGCCTTGCCCATCGCTTGCTGCAAAGCAATTGAACCAGTATAGATTTCAGACATGGCATCTTGCGCCATTCTGCTCCCCTTACCCGCATCGACAACGCTTTGCCCCCCAAGACCGCTGAAGGTCGGGAATTTGTTGATGAGATTGTCCATCCCGCCGAGTGTTGCGCTCGCCGAGATTGCAGCCCCTTCAGCAACCAAGTCCATAGCCCACGACACAGCACGAATTACCCCCGCCATCGCGCCGCGAATCACCACCTCGGCATCGCCTAACGCGCCACCAAGCGCGGTCAAAATGTCTGCGCCAATAATCACAATCTTGTCGATGAGCGCGTCCAAATACGGGGCAATCATCTGCAACAGCCCCGCGAGCGCATCTGCGATTCGCGCTCCCATTTCCAAAGCCATCGCCTTCATGCCACCAAAGTCGCCACTGAACGCAGCGCGGACAACCCCGATCCCGCTGTCAATGATTGACACGATGACCGATATCGCCTGCAACACACTGTTTCCAATCGCAGGCAAAAATTGCTGCACATAGGCAAGAATTCGATCAATGAAACCCGACACCGCAGCAACAATTTTGCTTGTGTCCACTTTCTCAAACAGTTTCCCAAAGGTTTTTTGCAGTGCGTCCGTGAATCGCTTGATCGCCGCGCTTGACCGTTCGACCGCCTCGGTCAGTATTCCAGTCTGCGGTTCTGATATCTCCTCGCCCCGCTCGTCATACTTCACCTGTTTGCCGCCGCGAGCCATCACGCGCAAATCCTGAACCGATTTGCCAATGATGCCGCTCTCGTAGGTCAGTTTTCCCAAATAAGAAACCACTGCGCCTAGCAAAACGCCCTTGATGAATGTCGCTGCGGTACGCAGCCCATCCATAATGAAATCGAACGCGCCCTCAAACACCCCAATGATTTTTTTGCCTACCCACACAAACGGAGCAGCCAACTGTTTCGCTATCGCCAAACCAATCTCGCCGAGTTTCGCAAGGATGTCTCCAATTGCGCCCAACGCGCTACTCAACGCCGACCCCAATGCAGAAAACACGCTCCCGAACGCGCTGCCTATGCCACCAATGATGCCGAAAATTCCCTGAAGCACCCCAACAACCGCCCCAAACACACCCACAACCGTACTCACCACACCCTGCACCAACCGCCACCCTGCGTAAATACCACCCACAATCCCCGCAATGCTGACAAGCGGTACGAGTGCTATCGCCACGGCTCGACCAAACCCCCTTATGCCTTGCCCCATCCCCGATATGTTTTTGTGCAGCCTATCCAAGAAACCCATGTTCTGCGATGGCAAAGCATCTGCGCCTTTGCCTTTTGTTTGGGGGGCTTTTGCAGCCGCTACCGCCGCCGCCGTCTTTTTCTTGATCGTGTCCCATGTCGCACCAAGTTCTTGCAACCTCTCCTGCACAACGCGATACGCTGCGCTCATGGTTGCTCCCATACCCGCCTGTGCAGCAACATTTTGTGCCTGCCACTTATTCGCCTCGCGCCGCGCATCGCCAGTGGCTTTGCCGAGTTTGATTTGATCGTTGTATATGATCTCCCACGCTAGTCGTGCCCTGCCAACCGTTTTCAGATAGGAGAATGCTCCCTTCAATAGCCCCCCCGCAAGGCTTCCCGCCCCCTCTCCAATCTTTGCCTTTGTCAGTGTTTGGGCTGCTTTGATTGAGGCTTCAACAATGTATTGAGCAAACGCCTCGCCAACCCTTTGGAAGTCGTGACCCGCTTTTTCCAACACCTTTGCTACTACACCCGCAGACCTATCCAACTCACCGAACAACTGCTCAAACTTTGATGTGTCGATTGGCGCGACAGCCCGTGCCACGCTTGGCTGCGCCGCAGGCTGCGTTGCGGTTGGTTTCTCAACAAATCGCCCCTGCTCATCTCGTGGTTGGCTCGCTGCTGCCCTACGCCGAACCGTTTTTTCGTGCGCGTCAATTGGGATTTGCGTTCGCTGCTTACTGACGCGCTGCATTGTGCGTTCAGTTCGCGCAATGGACTTCTCAAACCCTGCGGTGTTTGCACCAATCGACACATACATAGACGCGAGCGAACCCATTACGCACCCCCCGTTTTTGGTTTCATGTTCGCTGCCATCGACTGAAACATCCTCAACATTTTCTCATCGTCTGTCAGGAAGTCTTCCTCCCTCGGCATGAATGGCATAAACGCTTGGGGGGGTATTGGCGCAGCCCCTTTCCGTCTGTTGATGTTTGCCAACAGGGAACAAAGCATTCCCGAATTGTAATCATCTCGCCACGAACCGATAGGTTCAATAGCATCGAATGCCATCCATTCTGTAAGTTCCCGCGAGTCTAATCGGTCGAGCAACTCGCCTACGGTGCATCCGATTGCGAGAGCAAGGCGAAACAGAAACCGCCTCCGCAGACCGCTCTCGCTCGTTAGTTTCCCTTCAATTCCTCAATGTCGGTTGGAGCCAACCCCGACATCGCTTGCGCTTTTGCAAACAGGGTGTCGAGGATGTCCGCAGGGATGTTTCCTAACGCCTCTGCCTCATTGTCCTGAAACAATCGTTCGCCCTGCTCGTTGCAGATAGAGCGCACGAGCAGTTTGGCGCGAATGTTGTCGGTTGTGAGAACGCGATCCTTACCGCGCTGCGTGAAGCAGCCGTTCTCAAACGCATCGCGTTCGCGTCCAGTGAGGGTGCGTAGAAACAACGGTTCCGAAAGCCCGTCAATTGCTACGGGTTCGATTTTCAGGCGAGATGTGAGACCGAGGATGGTGGCTTTGTCGATTGGCATGGCAGGCAGTGTAACACAAGTACGCCCAACGCGCCGCCTACGCCGCCTACGCCGCCCCACGCCGCCTACGCCGCCCCACGCCGCCTACGCCGCCTACGCCGCCCAACGCCGCCAAGTACGCCCAAGTGCGTCTAGCGCACCTTTGCCTTTTTTCCGCTTGGCGTTACTACTACATCGCCCTTGTTTGCAATGTCGTACGAAGCAAGCGTCTCTGCCCAACTGCCTGCGTCATTTTGCAACCCATTTTGCTTACCCATGAACGGATAGAGTTCAACTATCTCCTGCCAATCGTCATACCCATCCATTAAAGTAGTCACGACATCGCCGCTTTCATCTTCGACCCACAGTTCATGCGGCACAGGCTTCCCGCCCTGCCTGTTCATGGCGACTTTCACATACAGCGTTTGCGCGGTTGTTGATTTTTCCTCTCTAGTCGCAATGTCTGACAACAGGCTTGGCAAGACTATGATGCTGCGCTGTGTCTTTGGCAAGGCTTCTTGTGGCGGCGCTTGATAGCCGACCTTGCGCAGCAAGGAACGCACCTCTGCTCTGTCTCGCGTTGACAGTTTGGCATCAGGATTTGCGGGGAACGCGACCACGCTCACCTCATGCAGTTCGCAATCCATGATGCGCCGATGAACCCCGCCGTCCCGATACTCAAACTTCTGATCCTTCACCTTGAACCCGAACGACATCGCATCAAGCGTTCCCGATTCCACCAACGCAACGACATCTCTCGCCTCCTGTGTGTCCACTGGCACAATTTCGCATTTCAGACCGCGCTCATCAACGGTCAGCGAGAGCGTTCCGTTTTTTGTTCGACCTAGCACCCGTGCGGGGTCGTGTCCAACCAAAGCGTACACATCAGGTTTTTCTTGCAGCGTTCGCGTAAACGCCTTGCGATCAATGATCTCCGTCACCATGTCCACGGGGTATGGATGATCGAATGTGGACGCATAGCCCACAAGCGTTTTTTGCCCCGCTTGGTTCGTGCGAATCTCAATCTGTGCGTTTGCGCGAGTTTCCATGTGGCGCAACCCTTCTGTTATGTCACATCAATAGTCGGTGCGCTGCTCATCTGAATTGTGTAGGAGCCTGTCACGCTTTCATCCACCCCACCACTGAAACTCGTTTCGGTGATGTAGCCAGTGAATGAAACGGTGATGCCCTCACCCGCTGCTGACGATCCAAACCGAATCTGAAAACCGACTGGCGTATTCGATCCCGAATGTGGGGGGTTGTGAACCCCGCTTCCAACGGCATTGAATTCAACGGTAACCGTGCCTCCGTCCATCGTTCCTAACACACAGGTCTTTACCGTGCTACTCAAAATGCTTGTGTCAATTTCAGTGGCGGTGATGCCGCTCATTGAAATACTCTTGACCTCGCCAACCAGTGTGGTTGCGCCGCCTGTTCCGCTGCCTACTGCTGTGATGATTGCCATTTTGTTGACTCCCTACTGGTTGTGTTAGAAACCGTCTGTAATTGTGAATGCGCCACTGACTCGGAATTTGTATTCAAGGGTGACCGCCTCATCAACCGCTGCCCCAAGCGTTGTCGATGTCAAATATCCATCAAATAATACCTTGAATCCCTGATTCTGATTTGACCCGAACAAAATGCGGTAGGTCGTTACGGTGTTGTCTCCCGCCACAACCAACGGTGGAAGATTTTCCTCTCCGCTCTCTGCGAAACAGGAAACAGTGATCGTGCCACCATCAAGCATTCCAGTAACATACTCCTTGAATGTGCTTGAAATGCTTGTGACATCAATCGCCGTTGCACTCGCGCCGTCAACAGAAATACTCTTGATTTTGCCCCTGACGGCAGGATCAGTGCCAATTGATCCCTCATACATCACCGTTCCTACGCTGCTAATCGCCATTGTTTCAATCTCCTGTGTATGCGATGCTGAATGTCGCTGATTCCGTGAATGTTCCTGTTGCAGTACCCGCTGCGGGTGGATCGTATCCGCTGACCTCGTTGGATAGTAAACAGTGCAGGAACACAATTCCACCACTGCTACCAACGAATCTGTCAAGGGCTGCGATAATTTCCTTGTGCGCCCCAAGCGCGGCAAGCCTCGTTTCAGCCAAAACCATTGTTTCGACTGTTGCTACCCTGTAACTGCGCTCCTGCGTTGCCTGTACCGCCTCCGTGCTACTAACCCCGTACACAACCGCAGGGTATGCGGAATCCTGCTTGAGCGCATCGGGGAATATGCGGGTTCCCACCAGTGCGGTTAGCGCGGTACGCCCGATCAGCCGTTGGTAAACGATGGCGTGAACGCTCATGTTCCAAGCCTTTTTGCGGTAGCACCGTAACTCACATAACCGTGCCACTGTTTTATCGTTGCCGCCGCAGCCCTCCCAACAATCATTGCAATCTCGCGCCTCGTCTCCTCCAACGCAGGAACCAAAAAGGGGCGTGGCTGCACATTTTTTGCGGCTTTCCGCTTGCGACCGTAGTACGCATGGGTGATGGTGAATCCAAGTTCGATCAATGGCGCAAGGGGTAGCGGATCGCCGTCTGCGGCAACCGTACTCAAACCACCATCGCTGCCCTCAACTTCGACAATCATCGTACCCAACACATTCTTTGCGTGGATTGCTTCTGCAATGCTGTTTCGCACATTCTTTTGCGATATCGGGCTTTCCCCTTCGCCCACGCTCTTGGCTCCGAATGGAGTCGCAAGAATGTTCCGCTTTGCTCGCTGCTCCACGCGCTCCGCTGCCAGTTCAATCGCGCTCCTGACCGCCCTGTCGAGACTCGCCGCAACACTCTTCGCAACATTCATCGCAAGACCCGCTCTGCTCGCACCACAAACTCCCTGTTCCTACCATCGACATCGACCACGCTTTTGATGCTGTAGGGGTTGTCGCGCCACTTCAAGCGGGACGCATTGGTGATTTTGTTGCTCGGTCTGCAACGCACCTCAATCACCTCAACCGTTGTTTCTCCCCGATCAACCTCCTGCTGATCTGAAGCAACTATCTCGACCCTACCCCAAATGCTCGCATTGTCGGCGAACGACTCAATCACCTGACCTACCACATCGGTTGTCCTTGTGGGCAACTGCACCGTGATTCGCTGCCGCATCGCGCCGATGTTCACGAGAACACATCTCCCATCCAATACGCACTACATAGCGATCCCACCGCCAGTTCAACCTCGCTCCCCGCATTTTCGCTCACCGCTTCTCTGTTCTCGTAAAGATGCCCAAGCATAAGCCGCACAGCCTGTACCAAGCCCTGCGGTATCAGGGCTTGGGTTGCATACCCTGCGGTGAATGTCACCCGCACAGCGTCAGGAATAGCGGCTGTTGCAGCCCACTGCGTTGCCCCTAACGGCAAGCGGATGCGCCCGATGTCGTTTGCCACAGTAACCCTGTAATCAGTGTCTTGCACTAGCGTTATGGTTGCTGCGTTTGTTGTGACATAGGACAGGGTTTGCACACTGACAAACGGGGATTTGGCTATAACCATTTCCCGACCCGCCGTTGGAAACCGATCTGCCTCTGCGTTCCACACCCTAGCGCACAATGATCGGTTGCTGCGCCGTTCCACATAGTCGGTCGCGGCTGAAACAATGCTCGTAATCAGCGCATCGTCATCGCTGTTGTCCACACGGAGATGCAGTTTTGCCTGCGCGAGCGTCAGCGCGTCAAATGTCCGCGCTGCGTTCGTCCAAATCCTCATATCTGCTTTGGTTTGCGCCATGATGTTGCCCTGCGGGGGGGATTGACTACCGCCGCTTGTTCTGCTACTGGCTCTCGTACCGCCTCCGCGATGTTAGCACGGATGAATTCCGCTGCCAGTTCGTCTGCCACCTCAACGATTTCGCCCTGTTGGTAAGCCCGTTCAACGGTCGCGCAAGTTGTGGTGATTCGTATAAGCATTTCCACATCCTACCCAACAAAGCCACCCACGGTCGAGACTCCGTGGGTGGGTTTGCGCGAGGCAGTGACCAAACGATTACGAAGCAGCCATCTTCAGATAGCGGAATGCGTCCATCAGGGTGGCTTGTGCGTCATGGCGAGCGAAGGCATAGTAGCCAGTTTGATTCGTACCGAGGAACGCTTCACGAGCAGTCTGAATGCTCACGCCCTCGCGCTCACCGATGCGGTAGTAGGAGAAGTCTCCAAACACCGCTGCGATTGCGTTTGCTGCAATTGTGGGTGCATCAGCAACGCAAACCACGGGGTAGCCCAACAATCGGTCAGGCTCGCCGTCCTGCAAGCGACCATCGCCCATGCTCCAACCGAATGGTGCGTGGGAGAGGGCAGTGCCATTTGCCGTAGCAATTGATTGGGTTTGCAGCAGTTTGCGAATCAGTGCAAAAACCGCATCGCTCATCACCCACTTCGCGTTTGCGCGATACTGGCGAGGCAGTGCGTAAACCACGCTCATCAGTTCGTTCGCGGTAACTGCGGATGCTGACGCTGCCGTCACGCTTGAAATTGTGGTTCCTCCACCCGATGTGTATGTGAAAATGCCCTTTGGCTGTGCGCTACCCGTACCAACGGTAAACGCTGTTTCCTCGCGCAGTCCAATCACGCGACCGATTTGGTTTGCGAGGATCGTTTCGATTGAGAATGCCCCGCCGCGAGATGGCGCGTCCGCAATCAGTTCGTTGGAAACCTTTGTGAAGTAACGCAGCGTGTATGGCTTCAGGGTGATGTTGGCGAATGTCGGCGAAACTTCGGTTACCTCGCCTGACTCTGCAATGTAGTTAGCGGAACCGAATGTCGATTCAATCGTAATTTCCGTCTTGAATGTGCCAAGCGGCATCACCGTAGCCACCTGACGCATCGCGTTTGCTTGGAATCGCTTTTCGATCAGTTGGTTGTAGAAATCTGTCGAGGGCAGGAATCCACCATCAGCGTTGCTGCCCTCTGTCATCGCTCGCAGTTCGCGGTCACTGCCGCTCACGAGATAGCGTTGGAACGCGCTGCGGTATTCGGGTGAGTCCACCGTGTTCGCAAACGCAACCGCCTTGCGCGGGGACATTCCGCGCCGCTCAACAATGCGAGCGATGCTGTTGGCTCGCGTATCACGCGCAACCTTTGCCGCATCCATCACGCGATATCGTTGATCGCGCAGACGAACCAACTGGGTCATTCGGCTGTTCATTCGATTGTATCTCGCCTGCTTCACTTCGGTCATTGGTTCTCTTGCACCAACCGCATCATCAACCATCCGCTTCATCCGCTCATACAGCGAGTGAATTTCGTCTGTCAGGGAACGCAGAGATGCTTTGTGGCTATCGCCTGCCGCAAAGTCGTCATCCTCTACCTCCTCGCCCTGCCGCTTGGACGCAACCTTCTCCTCCTCACCCCCCACAACCTCCTCCTCGTTGCGCTTGGACGCAACCTCCTCCTCGGTTTCTTTGTCGTTGCGTAAGGCTCGACTGTTCCTGCTCTTGAAAAGACCCATTTTTGCTCCTTGTTGTGTTGTTGATGATGACTTGGCTTATACCGCTGATCCTAACGCTCACAATGCGGCAAATGACAGACCGTAAACCTGTTTGGGAAACAACGCTGTTCCTACGGCTCTGTGTGTTGCATGAATCACGCTCACATTATTGCCACGCTTGGTTTCGCTGTCAATGCTTACCATCAACGGGGTTTCGTACAGCCGAATTTGGCTCAACGGGAACGCTATCATAGCCGCAGCCGAGTCGTCAGAAACCGTGCCGAGGGCATCGGATATGATAACTCGCGCTCCGCAAATCCTATCGTACCCCCCCTCTGAACGAAAACGCAGCGTGTTTGTTACCTGTTGGGGTGTCTCTGAATCGCAGTAATCAAAAAAAGCCTGTGTGCTGCACATCAACACCGCATCGTCACTCTGCCTAGCGGTTTGTGGCAGTTTCATCAACAGTTTCATGGGGTCGTTTGCGGTTACAAGCACCGCCACATTGGAGATTTGCCCCGCCGCCTCCGCAAACCCGCGCAACACCCCTACCAGTCGCGCAGTGATGGATTCCAACAACACCATCGCAAGGCTGTCGCACAGGGTTTGATAGCCGCTTGGTGGTAGGTCGGTCAGCAGTTCGTTGCTGATCTCTACCCGCGCTCTGTGTGTTTGCAGCGTCAAATCCTGCCGCGAGACTGTTGGATCGGCAAGTGTGAATTTGGTGGTTGACGCGCTTGGAAGGTTGCCCGCCCAAAAAAAGTTCGTCTCAAACGCACTTCCATTTCCAGTACCGACTGCCGTACAGACAAAAATCGTTCCCACATTGTTGTTTGCTGCGCCGCAGAGTGTCCAATTCGTACTGCCCACGACTTCGATACAGTATTCCCTACCCACCACCAGTGCGGTAGCAATCGGATTGACCATTCCCGCTTGTGCCAACGACAGGGTTGATGCACTACCGCGAACGGTCATGCGGAGTCGCGCACCCAACAACACGCTCGCGTTTGCCGCCATGTAGTTGCTGTCGATTCCTCCGAGTGCCGCATCCTCTGCCACCACCATCGCCGCAGACAGTGCGTTGAATGCGTTGACCTCAACCGTTCCTGTTGGAACCATCGTGCGCTGCACCGCACTGTATAACCAGTGCTTGTCGTAGCGTTTCAATATGAGCGATTCAAGATAGTGCAGCCGCATCCGCGCTGCGTCAGCGGGAGCAATGTCACGGGTTTGCAAAATTGCCTGATTGCTCGACCTACTCATTTGTTTGTTCCTCCTTACATTTGCAGATGACCAATTTTTAGATACATTTCCTTCGAGAAAGTTACAGCAAAATGTTCCGCCGCGTTCTCGCATGCGGTTACCCATTGTTCGTTTATTTGCTCGACTTGCTCCTTCTGTTTTCGCGCAGTTTCGTTTCCCAAAAAGGCATTTCTATCAGCCTGCTCTTGCCACTCCCTACCGATTTCTTCCACCAAAGTTATTTCCATTTTTCCGTATACACGATCCATTACGCTTTTGAGTTCCTGCTCACAAAACTTGTCAAGTCTTATTAAGTATTTGTCAATACTAAAACCGCCCGCATCTCGCCGCTGAAGTTTCGGCGTTGGCTTTGGCTTTGGCTTGGGATCGTAGTTGTAGATGTTGTTGTTGCGCACGGTTGTTTTCCTAAGTTTGTTTAGTCGCCGTCCTGCCCGTAGTTTTTAAACTCGTTGAATTCAGACACCAACATGTCAACCGCATCAGAACAAGGTTCCAATCCAAAAATATCGCGGCATTGCTCGCCAAAATCTTCTAGTGAGTCTGCTATTTCCTGAACAACTTCCTCTTTTCCGCTGTTCAATTCATCTTGGACATCCTGCAAATCTTCGCCTCTACTGGCAGCAGCATCCACATACGAACCCCCTACTTCCGCAAACTCAGACTCAATTTTTTTGATTACTGCAGAAAGTCGGCGCGCAAAATCATCGGCTAGGTTCACGATTTCGCCTTGCGCAAATCGTCTTATGTCTTGGACATTCATTGGTATGGTTTCCTTTGGTTTCCGTAGTTACACGCTGCTGCCTTCGTCCGTTGCCTGATCGTAGTAATCGTCTATACCACTTGCTGCATCTTGCGCCAAATCACGAAAGTAGTGAGACGCGTATGTCTTCAGTATGTTCTTCCCCATGTTGCGAAAAGTTTTTTCAAAGTGGTCGTCCAGTTGTGCCGCAACATAATTGAGCGCTTTTTCGATCTCCATTTTTACCTGTTCAAACTTTCGCGTCTTGCCTGCGCTCCCAAATTCGTCCATGCTGTCTTCCACAAATTCTTGCGCCAAGACGAAGAAGTTTTTCCCCACGGCTTCAATTGCTTCGCCTACATGTATCTCTGCCATTTCTTCAATTTCTAGGGCATGGTCTACGATTTGTGCTTTGATGCTTTCGAGTTCCATTTGGCTGTTCCTCTGTGTGATAGTTTACAACGCTATGGTTTAAAACCGTGCGATATCGCGCATTAGAGCCTGTTTCAGCGTTTCGGCGATATCGTCTACTGCATCCATACAGGTTTGCTTGAACCTATCTACAGGCTCATCGGCATCTGAATCGCTACCAGCGTCATTCCTGATATCTGTTACATACTGTTCCATAACACTTGAAAGGCTGTCTGTTGCTTTTTCCATTTGCCTGTTTAAATCATCAAACAGTTGTTCTTCATACCCGCCAATATCAAAGACCCCATCATCATCATGTTTCATGCGATCCTCCTTTTTGCCAAACAACCATTCCCAATCCTTCTGTACCTTCTTCTTTTTTTGGGCTTTATCAACCACTCCGCCAAACACACTTTCCCACGCCTGCTGTATCGCCTTTGTCATCACCTCAACAACACGCTGTTTCGCCTCGCTTACATCAGCACGGGTTGGTTCGTCAGTGTTATTGTTTCCATAGGAATGAATATACTCTTCAGTCCATTCCTCTATAAAACCTGCCACCAGTTCCTTAGTGGCATAGCCCTGTTGCCGCCACTTTCTTCCCGTTGTCTCCCTGTCGGCGGCTATCTGATCCGCAATCTGATCATTGATAACATTGATAGACAGCCCGTCTACAGCAAACTGCTTTATTTGCGAATCGTGTTCTCCGTTAATGATGTCCATGATGTCATTTTCGGCATCCTGAGGGTCTTCTCTAAATTCCATGCGTGTCACCATGTCCTTACAATAGCAGGCAATTTGGGAAAGTCTAGCCGATCATCAACATTTGTTTACTTTCTTTGACGCTGGGATTCTAGGGGCTTGTCAACGATTGACAACGATCTCTAACTGATTTCCCTGTTTTTTCGTTTCAAATAGCGTTTTGTTGGTTTTGGTTTGTCTACTGGAACGCTGCTCCCTTTGGTATCGGGCTTTGGGGTTGGAGCCACCTTGTCAAGCGGACGATCAGGGACAGCGTCCGTGCTGACCCCTAGATCGCTGAAGTTCGTCCCCCCGTATGGAGTTGCGGTGTCAACCATGTTCGTTGGTTGCAGGAACACATCGCCCTCCTCGCCGATTCCTGCGCGTCCGAGTTCTGCGCGGATTTCGTTCACGCTCAAAAACCCAAACTGCCGCGCAGTTGAGTAGATTTGGTAGCGCGTCTCTAGGTCGCTCCGCAGCAACGCATCGAACGATATTTCGGTCTTGACACCCTCGTCAGAACGCAGCAGTTTGCGGTTTGCCTCCTGCTCCAGTCGCGCCGCCCAAGTCGAGAGGCAGTTGCTTACCCACTCACGGTTAGCCTGCTCTGCGCTGTTGTAGGACGAGGCTCCAATTCCGATCACGCTTGGCGGTACACGGAAGATGCTGCAAATCTCTAGCCGTTGGTACTCACGGCTTTCCATGAATTGCGAGTCCTGTGGGGACAGCGACATCTCCGTCCATTTCAACCCGCCCTCCAATACCGCTATCGACCCCACATTCTCAACCCCCCTCATCCGCGCTTCCCACGACTCGCGCATCCGCTGTACCGCCTCACTGGTCAGTTCCTTGTCTGTGGTCAACGCTCCACTGGGTCGGGCTGCGTTGCGGTAGTAGGTCGCCCCAAACCGCTCTGCCGCGATTGCGAGCGCAATGGTCTGCCGCGCTAGGCTGATTGGGCTATAGCCCAATAGCCCGTCAGGGCTGTTCCACATCAGGTGAAACATATCGGTTGCGGGGATGATCTGTATTCCTGACTCCATCGAACCGCTCCACTGGTACACCACCTCGCCATTCGGTAGTTTTTGCACCATCACCTCATCACCACGCAGGAAATGGAGCGCAACAGGAGTACCACCATCGTTGCGTTCAATGAGCGAGTAGCCGTTGCCAGTCAGCACTGCGCTTGTCAGCATCAGTTCGCGCCATGTCATCGCACCCATTGAGGGGTTGGGGTTGTCGGATAGCAGTTTCGATACGGGGTGTTCTGCCACCACCTCACGCCCACCGCTCTCGCCCGTTCCCATCACATTCCACGGAAGTTTCGCTAACTCGGTTGCAATCGCACTGACACATGCATTCACCGTGCTGCACTGCATCGCCTGAATGGGCGTAATCAGTTCGCCAGTGTCGGATGCAATGCCTGTGTAGGTTTGCACCGCTTGAACGGGCATTCCGACAGGAGTACGACTTTTGAAACGCAATTTTTCAGAAAGCCATGTGCGCCAATTCATAGGTGCAAACTACCCGATTGCGGGAGTAAGACAATAGCCCGAACCACTAAAGCCAAATTAGCCCCCTGCTTTCATAAATGCTCTTGCGCTGCTTCTCATCGTGTGTTGCCGCAGCAATAGCAATGGTCAGAGCGATCACGGGGTCGATCCTTTCAACCGAACGCTTCTTGCTTGGTCTTGGGTTGCCAACACTATCCCGATCAACCACCACATTTGACATTGCCCACGCCAACACAGGATTGCCGTCATGGATCATTTCGTGCGCGATGATTGCGCGCTCTAGCATACGGGTGGGCGTGGCTAACTGCAAAAAAGACTGCGGGCAACGGAATACCGACAAACCACCCTGCTCCAATTCGTTGCCGAGATTTTGCGCGTTGTAGGGGTCGTAGGCGATGTGCCGCACCCTATACTTTTTTGCAAACTCAAAGACCTGTTCGCGCAAATAGCCATAGTCGGTTGTGTCGCCGCTTGTAAGCGTAAGCCAACCGTTCCGCGACCATTCCTCGTATGGAACGCCATCCCTCGTACTGCGAATGTGCGCCCCCGCTTCGGGCGCATAGTTGTACGAGCGCGTGATTAGTTTGTCGCCGTCAACCCAAAGCAATGCAAGACTTGTTAGGTCGGTGGTCTGCGCCAAATCAATACCGATGTAGCAGGGAAGGGTCTTTAGTTTGTCCTCGCTAAACCACTCATGGTTGGAACATTTGTCCCAATCGCTCATTCGTATCCATCGATGCGAAGTGGTTATGTGTTGGCACAGAAAGTATGTACGGAACGGACTTTCGTATGACGGCTGATCGTGCGCTCGCCTTGCCTCTGTCGTGTACCAGTCAACGCTTGTCGTATAGCCGAGGCTAGGATTTGCTTGCCGCCATGTTGTTTCATTTTTCCAGTCTGCGTCCATGTCGGCGTAATACAGACAGGGCAAAAACCCCTTGTTTTTTACGATTCCGCTACACACCTTCTTTGCATATTCAAACAGGTCGTACTCCAGCGATTCGCGCAGCACCCCCGCAGTAGTGATCGACACCATGAGGGGCTGTTTTCTTGCGCCCATGCTTGTCATAACTGCTTCCCACAATTCCCTGCGATTTTCCATTGCGTGAATCTCGTCAGCAATGCAAGCGCTTGTGTTGAGACCGTGGGCAGACGGCGCATCGCTTGAAAGCACCTTGTATACACCATAGTTTTGTGGGCATACGAGCCTGCCTTGATATTGTTGTGTTTGCGCCCCGATGCGCGGCTCCTGACTTGCCATAGAGCATGCTCGTTTCAGGCACAACCTCGCCTGCGCCCGATCACGAGCGATTCCCACTACTTCGGGCGTTGGCTCATCGTCTGCAAGCAGGTGGTACAGCGCAAGCGCGGCGGCAAGTTCGGTTTTGCCCGCCTTGCGCGGAATCAGAATGTGCGCCTGACGAAAGCGGCGCGTCCCATCGGGACGCAGCCAGCCGTACAAATTGGCAAGCAGGCAGCGCTGCCACGGCAGCAGCACAAACTTGGCTCCCGCCCATTCGCCTTCCGTGAAACGACACACATGCTCAACAAAATCGATGACATGCCGTGCTGCGCGAGGATTCCAAACACAATCCTCTGCCGTAGCAATAGCGTCATAATTGGGTAGGTGATTGAAGCGCTCTGCCGCCCATTCATCCAACCGCTTGGGATCGACTGAATGTGAAGTCTTGCGTTTCCTCATGCGTGGTTTCAACTCTTGAACGCGCTGCGGGTGTCATACCAAATTCGCAAGAATACCGCCGCACCATGAGTCCGTATTCGATCTGCATTGCAACCCACGGCGACCTCTTGAACGATACAACCACACCCTGCGCATTCCTAACTGGTATAACCTCGCCCATCTTTTCAAGTTGCGCGGTTGCTTTCTTCCAACGCACCAAGTATTCCGCGAATTGTTCAAGCGCAAGTTCGTCCACAACGGTTACGACTCGCATTGGTTCAAGTACGGCAACCAACCTGTGCCATTCAGCCAACACCTCTGCCGAGACATTGGCGGGCGGCGATAGTTTCTTGCGTTCGGGCTGTGGTTCTTTCTTTCTGCGGTTGGCGCGGTAGGAACCTGCTAGTCGAAGTAATGCTGTTGGGGTTGGTGGGTTTCCGCTCATGGGGAGTTACGCTCTCACGGGCTGTTTGCCCCTTTGTGGTTGTTGCCGCAAGACATATTCAACGCCGAATCGCTCTGCTAGGAAAACACTTTCTGCATCGTCTGATAGCGGTACTGCATCGCCCATTGGCTGTAGGACAATCTCGGCAGAAAACGAGGCTTTGCACCATAGGGCATGAGACAAATCGTCAAAAACCACGCACAGTTTGCGCATGGGCTGCGTTTGCGCAACGCGCAACACCCCTTCGATTGCACCCAAAGCAATGCGATGCCCCTCATTCCAACCGACCGTGGCTGCACATTGTTTTCGGAACAGGCGCATATCAATAACTTGGGAAAAAGGTAGGTCGAGCGCACTGGTATCGCCTATCCAAGCAACGACCAGTGTGATGCTGTTGGCTTCGCGTATACCCCGCGCCCTAACATCCAGCGGTGTCTTGATGTTGTCGTGGCAACGCTTACATAGCGGCTGCAGATTGCTTGAGTCGTTCGTGCCGCCATCTGCTAGTGGAACCTTGTGGTCAACAACGGCGGCAGATACGGTCTTTCCCGCCGCTAGGCACAGGGCGCAAAGCGGCTGTTGGCGCAACACAGCAAGACGCTTCTTGCGCCACTGGTAGTCGTACGCGCTTTCGCCGAGACTTTGAATCTTGTGTGGCACTGATCCTCCTATTATTTGAGAATAGGCACTTCAAAAGGAATGCTTTTGACAGTTATTGCCAAAAAGTCTGACACAGCCGATACTTTTGCGCTTGTTTTTTCTGCTACTTGAGAATCGTCATTCCACACCGCCGCCGCTGTCAACGCATCCATCACGGCTTTTTCTAGGTTGTCTAGATCGGGACGCGCCGTGCGATAAACAACAGCCCCGCCCTTTTTTTGCACTGCAGTATTTGCAAAGCCAAACAAAAGTTCAAGGCGAACCGCTCCCTCAATGCAACCAACCCCCCTTGCAATTACGGCGTTGACAATTTGCTCCTTATAGTTTTGCACGGGGTGGCTGGCAGGGAGATACATGTGGACAAAACCGTGTCTAGCGGTCGCTCGATGGCGGGGCTGTGCAATGGGCTTGATGGGTAAAACCAAACGCATTTCAGTCAGGGCATTTTCTGAAGCACAGTCTCTATTTTCGTTTCCAGTTCGTCTAGCCACTTCATTGGTCTCCCGCGCACTTTGTGATAGCGAACAAAAGAAAGAATCACACGAAGTTGTTCGTCACACATAATACAACACAAAAGCCATCGGCTTGCGTTTTCTTCGCAGGCGCGGCGCTTGGCTTCGCAGTCAGGCTGCATAGCCCAATGATATAGGGGGGCTGCTGCCGTGCAGCCCCCCTATTGCTGTGCAGACCCCTTACGCCACGCCAACTGTTTGGGCGATCCGCATCGCCTGTGCCGTCTCGACCGCCTTCGTACCCAACACGCAGGATGCCGTCCGATTGTCGCCGTCAAGCCGTCCATGCACATGCTGAATCCAGTTTGTCGTACTGTTTGCGGCGAGCCAAACCGATGGCTTTGAGCCTTGCGAGCGCTCTGTATCAAACACCTTTTGCATGTAAGCGATGGCATCGGTTGCCCTGATCAGCCTGCGCTGCTCTACCGCAGTAGTAGGGTTGGTTGGAATCTTGAGGCGCGTGGTTGCCTCGTAGACCGCCACCATGATCGCACTCACCCGCTCGCTGTTGACATCGAGCGCAGCGAGGGTATCCGCCTCTGCCTTGATCGCACTCATCCGCCCGCGCCATGCCTTTAGCACAGAGATGATCTCGTCCTGCCTCAGTTTGAGACCCGCAGTGTGTCGCCACGCATATCCGAGATGGCTGTCGGCTTCCGATCCTGCGTAGGTGTTCATGCACACGACACGGGTCGCGGTCGGGTGGATGCGCAGACTGCCCATACCGTCATGGCGATTGGCGAGCAGCAGATACTGGTAGGTCTCATCGCCTCCCATGATCGTTGTCTCGCCGCGCAGCCCGATGAACACCGCCTTGCCGCCTTTCAGCGAGCCTGCCGTATCGCAGTGGACTTGTTCATCGCCTTCGCCAAGCGAGTCGGCAATCGCAGCCAGCGTCCGATTTTGCATCGGACACCAGTTTGCCCCTACGACCCCAAGCGGCTCCTTCGTGTCGCTGCGCACCAACGCCTTGTGCGAATCAACCGCATTCATCGTTGAAGGAGCCATGTCCTTATCTCCCTCAACCCATAGCGTCCGCTCCACCACTTCCCAATCAAGACCGAGCGATTCCAACGCCTCTAGCGCAGACTGACCTGCGGGCATCGGCGTACCGAGTCCGTGCCAGCCTTTGCCTCCAACGATTCCAACCGAATCCGTATCAGTGATTTCATGTGCCATTGCACTGCCTTGCCTTTCTGCTTCTCTAGGAAGCGGGGTTTGAATCCATGCCAAACATTTGGCTTGGGTGCGGGGGGCGGCTGCGCCGCCCCTCGCGCTCAAGTCACGAATTTATGAAGGCTTTCATTTCTTCTGCAAGGTTTATCATGTGGGTCAGGCTACCAACATGACCCCAAGTTCTCAGCGGGGCTGAAATTGGGGTTCCCAAGTGCTTGCCGTTTTGAATCTGTTTGAGAAGTGACTTAAGTTCTTTGACACGGGTTGTGTAAGCCTTGTCGGGTGTCATGTCGTTTACATTTTCCATACTGCTTTGCCTTTCTGTCCCACACGGGACTAGCCCTAAACCCTGTCAACCGTTGACAGGCGCACTACCAATACAGCATAGCCCGACCTTTGGCAAAGTCTAGCGCATCGTCAACATTTGTGGGGTTTCTTTTCCGTGGGCGTTCCTAGTGCCTTTTTGGGGCAAAAGTCGGCAAAAAAGAAAGTCGTAAAAATGTTGACGATGCGCTAGACTTTAGCCGAAGAGAGCGTATGTTGTGGCAGATCAGACACCCCGACCCCCAGCGGGTCAGAAAGGCAGACAGATGACAAAGATGAAACTTGCCAACAAATTCCTCCACCCGCTTCCACCCCTCGTTACCGAGCAAGACAAGTACGAGCAGATCATGGAAGGCGACCTGACCACGATGAGTGACACCGAAGTTGCTCGCGCAGTCGAAGTTCTCTTGAACCGCTACATCCCCAACATGGTGGCATCGCTTGCGCACCCCGACTCCATCGCGCTGTATCGGCTCCGCGCCATCGCCGCAATGGAGGAATGCGTGTTGCGACAAGATCGCGCCATTCACGGCTGACCCGAACGCGAGGGGCGGTAGCCGCCGCCCCCAGCGTCCGAGCCACTCGGCGAGGAATCAGACACCCCGACCCCTAGCGGGTCAGAAAGGCAGGTCAGATGAACAAGTTGATTATAAGAACCGCCCTGAATCGTTGGCGGAAGCGTGACGAAGCAATCGAGGCAATCGCCCGCGACATCCTCGACATCGAGACGCTCACCGAGCGCAAGCGCGACTCACTCGACTTCCACGAAGTCTCGGTGTGGCAACTCAGGGATGCGCTCCTTGCCGCCTACAAACTTGGCGCAGGCGATGTCTATCTCGATGTCGCCTTCGATGCCGCAGGGGAGGAGGCGATAACTAACGGCTGACCCGAACGCGAGGGAAAGAAAGTCGTAAAAATGTTGACGATGCGCTAGACTTTAGCCGAAGAGAGTGTATGTTGTGGTAGATCAGAACCCGACCCCAAGTGGGTCAGAAAGGACAGGCAGATGACAAAGCAAGACACGAGGCGAAACGAATGGGTGCGTCAAGCACTGGCGGCGGCGCGGATGCAGGAGGAGGCTCTCTATCAGGCGTGGAATGTAGATTGCCTGCCTGCCGAATACTGCGGTCACCTGAAAACCGTGTGGATGGCTGCTCGGAAACAGGTCGAAGACTTGAAGTGCTTGACTGCGTACCGCGCAGTGGATGATGACCCAGTTGACGCATCCGCGAAACGGAACGGAGGTGCAGCGTGAGCGACCCGAAAACGATCACCACCGAAGTGCGAACAACATACTGGCATCGGAATAAGTGGTGCGAGTATCGCACAAAACGCGAGACACCAATGCACAGCAGCATCCGCGAGCAATGTCCTGCAAAGACTGAAGTGCTGCGCTACGATTCTTCAGTGCCGTGGGCATTCGGCATTTACTGTGAGATCATCGCTGTGACAGCGAACAGCCAATACGATGAGCAGCGCATACAGGAGCGCAAGGAACGCACGGCGGCACGAGGGCGACCATACACGGTTCGACCGACAGTGTGCTTTGACTTGCGGAGCGAAGGGGGTGCAGCGTGAGGTTTCAATACAACGATGGCGGTCGCGCCGCCGCAGGATGGAGGGGATCGTGTGGCGATTGCGTCACGCGAGCGGTTGCGATAGCCGCGCAGCGTCCATACGAAGAAGTGTACGCTGCGCTGTCCGAGGGCATGCGCACGCAGCGCCTGACGAAGAACCGCAGGCGCAAGAGCAGTGCGCGCAGCGGCGTGAGCGTAGACCGCAAGTGGTTCAAGGACTACATGGAGGCGCTTGGCTTCCGATGGACTCCCACAATGCGAATCGGGTCGGGCTGCACCGTGCATCTGCGTGAGGGCGAACTGC